CAGCTATGATGCGACGATTTAAGGAGTGTGTAGATGAATGTTTGCGTCCGGAGGTTTCGTTGAATGCACAGCAAAGTGACGAGGAGCATGAAATGTGGTATAATTCGTTGGAATCCTTACGTAAGTCTTTTCGACAGACGTACAGTTATGCTACAGACATCAAGTGTTATGATCGCTCGCAAGAGCATGTGGCCTTGCGTGTGGATTTGGCTTTTTATCGTACTCATGGGTTGAGTGCTGAACGACTTGCCATTTGGGAGCAGACGCATGGTGTTAAGAAGGCTCGGGCAGTGATGTTTGGGGTGGTCTGCTCGATTGTGTTGGGTGGTGTGTCTGGTTTGTGGAAAACCTTGTTTCGCAATGGAATAGTCAATTTGGCTGCATTGGTTGTTTCCACTGGCGTTACGAGGCGCGATGTGGTTATGCTTGATATCAAAGGTGATGATATGGATGCTGAGTTTTCTCGGCCTGTTGAAGTTGAAACTTCGGTTGAGCGCATGAGTCTGACGTTCAATTTTAGCGCACGGTTCTTTACCAATGATGTGCGTTACATGTGCAAGGCTTTTAGGATTAAGGTTGGTGGTCGTTGGTATTTCATGGCAGATCCTTGGGCTTGTGTCCAATCCTTGTGTACGCCTTTGTGGGTTGGTAATCAAGAAGACAATCTACACCAGCGTTGGGTGTCACTTTGTGATCGTTTGCGGAATTACGACAATGGATTACTTGTTGATGCAGTTGCAGAGGCGGCGCAGCAGCATCATGGTTTGGAGCGTCCGTTATATGGCATGGCGCGTGGTTTGGCGGCGATCAAGGCTGATCGTTCTGTGTATTTCAATTTTTTCCATTCACCGTCTCGAGTTGATTAGGTTGAGGATTGCAGTTGATGGTTGGGTTTGGTTGTTTGGGTGTGTTAGTGCATTTACCCGTGCACAAATATTAAAACAAAAGTATGATTCATGGTGATGCATGAAAGGAAGATTAATATCACTGTGGAGATGAAGTTAGATTCTCCCGTTATGTCTTATGCGAAGTTTAATCTGAGACTTAACGTATACTTCTAGGCTTTTGCCGAATAGTAGTTTTCCTACCGTAGGGTAGTTC